TGGACGACACCATGCCCTACGGCAACTTCAGGTCCCGATCGGCCGATCCGCGGTACCAGCGCAACGCGGCGGCTCGCCAATTTGTGACCGCTCCGGTATCGACTATGGGTGGGTCCGAACAGACGGATTTCGCCGAGTACTGCTACGGCAAGAAGTTTGCGCCAATGTGCAAGGATGATCCGTCCATGTGCAATCCCAACGCCCGTGGCGTTCAGCTCGAGGCCTACCACGGTTTTGGACCGGGAGGAGGTTTGAGACGCTAGTATTTTTTATTTGAGTACAGTATAGAATGAACTTTCTGCTTCAGCCTGACCTTGGAAGAGTCGAGAACCCGGCTGTTCCGCCGGAGAGTGCGTCGGGTGCCTTTTTCACGTACCCGGAACCGAGCTCTTTGCACTACTGCTGTCGTCCGAGCACCATGCTGTACGGGACTGCTCCGTACATGGCCGGGAAGGGTGCCCCGAATAACCTCATAATGGTCGAGGACGAGCTCCGTCCCCAGTCTACGACCAGATTCGGAAAAGTCTACATGGACACCTTCGAGAAGGACGCATTCCCACTACAGGACATGACGTGTGCCGGGCCTCAGCGAACACACGCGAATAACCCCATGACCACCCGCGGTATCATCCAAAACATCTTCTTCAACCAGCGATACTCGGGTAAATAAATATGTGGCCTTATGTAAAGAATGGCTGATATATTCACAATTCTGGGTGTTTTGGCGATCGCGTACACGGGAAAGAAACTGTCCGAGAGACCTGAGAGGTACGAGGAGGAACCCGTCGAACGTCACGAACTTGCTCCCGTCCCGCCAAACACATATGTTCAGAAGAAGTACGAACAGGGAAATATTTTCAACGACATTGCTCCAAATCGGTACCCCGGTGGGTTGCCCTACTACCTCTCGGATGCTTCGAACCCCTACGTTTCGGGTATCATGAATAATCTATCGCCTATCGAGAAGCAGATGGTCGGACCGGGTCTGGGTCTGGGACCGGAAGTTCCAGCCTACGGGGGCTATCAGCAGCTATTCCGGGTCAAGCCAAACAATGTGGGCGCCTACAAGAAGACGACGTTGCCAGGACGGTCTGGGTGTCCCGGGAACATCTCAGGTGGAATGCCCGGTAAGATTGGTCAGATTACGCACTACCCAGCAAAGAACAGTGTGTACGTTCAGCCTATCGGTGGTCGTGCTCAGCAGGTGTCCGGACAGACCGGTATTCCGTCCTTCGAGTACAGTAAGAGGACGACCAACCGTCAGGAGACGACGGTCCGGAATGACGGACTGAGCTTTGGAGGGGCCAAGAGGATGGTGTCTGCTCTGACTCTGGAACAGGACCCGACTCGCAACAAGGTGGACACAAACTCTGTGCACGCCAACAACCCGTCGCCCGGAATTGCAAGTTTCGAGGGTGGCTACTTGGTTGCACCGGCGACCCGTCTCATGGCGAGTAAGTCGGGCGTGTACTCAACCGAACAGCTCGCCGAGTTTGGGATCCGCAATGATTCGTCCCGTGAGAATGTTGACCGTCCCGCTAATGCAGGAAGGATGAACGTCCGCGCAGACGCTCTGAACGCTGGCGGTCTCCTCACGGCTGTCAGGATGGATCAGTCTGCGGCAGACGGTCGGTTGGGTCCTGTGGACGGGGGGCACATGCAGCAGTACGTGCCGGCCAAGTTCCAGGACCTGAACAGCTACAAGGGTATGGCGAACCCAAGGGCGACGTCCGACTACCTGAACACGGCCAAGCGGCAGATGCTGCAGAATCCCTTTGCACAAATTATGTAGACAGAGTATAGATGACTTCGCACGTCGTGCACGTCGACAGCACAGAACGAAATCCGACTGTGTACCCTCAGGTCAATGACCTCACTGTCAGTCTCAATGTACCCGTATACGATATTACGTCTATTAAACTCGTATCCGCGAAGATTGACTTTTTGCAGCCGACGGTCCACAGACTCAACAGTCAGTTCATGGTTGACAGCAACACCGTCACCTTGTACGATGGAATGTACACAGGACAGACATTCGCATCCAACCTACTCACGGCTATCCAGGACACCGGGTACAGTAACATCACTGGGGTCACCTACGACGAGTCCGGACGGTACCTGTTCATTGATGCCGGAAGCAACACATTTTCTTTCAACTTTTTCAGGGACTCGAACGGGTACACGGACCAGACTCGCAGTGTGTACACACCGGCTTCTATACTGGGTCTCAATGGTAATACGACTCCCCGCATGTCGAACCTTTTTACACCACTGAACCTGAACGGTCCGACGAATCTGATTCTCAGGGTGACCACACAGACGGATGATGTGTACCCGACCTTGTACACCAACAAGGACACCCAGTACATCGGACGTCTGTGCACGTTCAGGAGGGACAATTCGTCAGTCATCGAATACAAGGGCGACTCGGACACCATCGTGCATAGTTTCACCAAGGGACCCGAAAAGTACGTCAACACATTGCGATTTCGATGGTACCAGTCGATTGATAATGTGATTGTTCCGTACAACTTTTACGGCGGTCAGTACTTTTTGAAGCTCGAAATTGTCGGAACACCCGACAAACTAAGCACCGCCGACCGCCCCACCACCCTACCCGACCTACCGCCACCGACGGATGCCCCCAGTGTGGCGTACCCTCGACGACTGTTCAATTCGACCTACATCCTGATTGCCATCATCGTCATCACTGGCATTTTATTCTTGCTTCGGGTAAAAAATCCAGGTCTTCCTGCAAAATAGTCGCGTACTGTACATAGCTCCGACCGACTCGACGTCGTAAGTTCACTGGCTCGGGCTCCGGTTCCTGTTCAGACTCTTCGTCGTACCCCCCGTACTCTGATTCGTTGCATGTGCTCCTGTCGGTCTCATCCGGTTCGTCAAAGTTCTGGATGTCTCGACCTTCAAGAGACCATGGTTCAGGTTCCATATACTGGGTGTCAATTATTTTTTTTAAGTTCTATTGAAGCCTTGAGCAGTTGCTCGACCAGATTGGTTGGTGTCCACTCGTCCCACGTGTCAAAGGCGGCATTGACACCGGTCATGAACGGGTCATCACCCTCGTACCGACGGAACCGGTTCTCTTCGAGGTCCTCGTCGACAATCTCAAGGTCGTCCTCATCAGACTCTGACTCTTCATAGACTTCCGGAAAGAGACTTCCGGCCGCCTTCCCGACGGTGTATCGTGCACAGTACTTCATGGCGTATTCCAGATCCAGGGACGTGATAGAGTCCCGACCCGTCTTTTTGGCGTACTCGGCAGCCAGAATCATGGCGGACTCAAGGACCGGTGTGATAATATCCAAAGCAGCCTCCTCCATTGGGGATTTAAAGAATCTCTTTTTTATATATAGAGATGGAACCGGCCACATTCGGAACCGGAGCCGTTATTGGTCTCAATGCAATTGGCAGACAGGACGAAATCATCTCGGAACTGAAGTACAATCCTGAGAATTCTTTGTTCACCCCGGAACTAAGGAAGCCGTCGCAATTTCTCAAGTACTACAGACGGTACGTGCAGACTGGGGACCGAACTGTCCAGAACTGGCCATTTGACAGGACCATCACGGTCACCCTGAAGACAATGACAATGGGGGACCTACTTTCGAACATGTTTCTGAAGATTGATCTGCCCGCTTTTTCAAACACGTACTCGTGGGGACCGTTCATGGGGAATCAGATTTTTGATACGATAGAATTCTATGTGGGTTCCGAACTTGTACAGACCCTGGACGATTTTGGTATGAATCTCTACACGAACATGTACCCATATGCGTCCGTCCGAAATGGACTCGTGCCAATCACCCTTCGTAAAATCGGTCTGCCTTCCTATGCAACGTACCGAAATAGTCCTTTGGGTCTGTACATCCCTCTTCCTCTGTGGTTCTCGAGAACTTTCCACCCGACGTCGACCGAGAAGGAGATTGATGACGACGTGTCTTACAAGGGTGCCGCAAATTCTAATTTCACCGAGTACTTTCCACTGTGTGCCGTCAGGAACCAGGACCTATTTATAAAAATAAAATTCAGACCAATCAGTTGGTTCACAAGTGCACCCAGTCTGTCAAGAATTCCGGAATTCACAATCGTGACCGAGGAGATTGTCCTGACCCCAACAGAAAGATACTACTGGACGCACTCTAAAATTTCACAGACCTTTCACGTGTTTGAGAAGAACGCCTCGACGACTGTCAACGTGGCGGACGGTGTGAAAAATCCAACCAGTGCTCTCACGAACAAAGCTCCGGCGTCCTATAAGTACACCCTCCAGTCCCAGTATCCTATCAAGAATGTAATGTGGTGCTTCCG